GGGAAGTCCTAGGGGGTGGTGGGTTATGACTACTAGTCATTGAAGAAGAGACTTCCGAGTGAATCAAAGAAAGAACTGCCATTACCCATAAAATGGGTTGCTCCATCTTTTCCGTGTCCATGAAGAGAGTCTTTTAGTTGTTTATTGGTCAGAGTATCGCGAAAACCTTTGTTTTGTATGAGGGATAATCCTGATTGTATTACGCCTGCGATATCCATTTTCACTGCGGATTTGATTAAGTTAGCTCCGTCTTTTAGAACTGGTAGTGTGCTTTGGATTCCTGTTGCCACATTCTGTAGGAATAATCCTGCAGTATTAGGTGTAAGTGGTTGTATTGCTGTGACAGATTTTGCTGCTTCGACCGTTTTGGCAAATACGGTAGGGTCTGAATGTGAAGGTGTGGCCTCAGAATTCGCTTTGTTACCAATGTATTACAGATGGATGATTGCTTCAAATGCCCATTTGTCTCCGGGACTGCCGGAGACTGCGATCATGGAGACATTGTCGCCAAAAGGTCTGGCAACGTTTTGAAACTCAACATCTGCTGGGGTTACTGGTCCAGAGCAGGATAATGAAGCCATCCAGTTGTCTTCTATGCCATGCGGTGTCCAATTAGTTACGTCTATTTGTTTTGCTGCACCATACGAAGCAATTGTATCGAAAGATATGGTGTTCAAGTTTTGATGGTCCGGTTCCTCATAAATGAACGCTGTTCCATTACGGTTCATTAGGGATCCAGCATATCTAGCTCGAAGACCATATCCTACAATTCGGGCTTGTACGGAATTGGATGTTAGTGAAGCTGAAGCATAAGGGAGTCCAGTGAAATTTTGGCTGCCAAGATTTGTATAGGTTCCGAAAGTTGTGGAACTAGTTCCTACACTGGTCGCAGTTGAGAACCCAACAGCAGTTTGGTCATTTACGACACATGGGGACATCTCAACATAACCAAATCCACTTGTGCCCAAGGCGAAAGTGCCACGCGTTGTGACTGTCACTTTCTGTGAGGGAAGTGGAAATAGTTCCGCTGGGACGCATGCGCCGTGTTCTGCATCGAACGGAAGGCTCAATACAGCTGCATAATGAGTTGCACAATGTGAAACAGGGAGAAACATGGTTAAGTTCTTTGCATTCTTTAGATTTTGTTTTCTTTTAGGTTGCTGTTTCGGTTGTTTCTTCTTGGGTGCTTTCGTAGTCATGTTGTCGATTTGTAAGGCTACAGGAAATTAAGGATAAAATCGAACAGGCATCCCACCGATGCCTGCCTGTAGCCTGTTAGAACTTAATCTATTTTCCACTCCCATTGCCCGTTGAGGTGATGTTCAGAGTAGTGGGTTCTGTCAACGTGTGGCCCTGGTGCGGTAGTGTTACAGGAATACCAGCGACCGGGTTGTGGGCGGTGAACATAGTGTCGTGTGTCCTGACGCTTTGTTTGTTGACTTCGTCCTTTTGTTGAACTGTTTGTTCCTTGAAGGCTGGGTGCAGAGGGGGTAGATCCAATGGGTGTAACGGATCCCGAAATGTTTGTAGTGCCATGATTAGCCACTGCTGATTTGGCAGCATCAGCGTAGGAAGCTTTTGGGGCTGCTCCGGATTGCTGTCCCACAGTAGGGCTAGGACATTCAGGGCTTTTGTTAATGTCTTCATTATTACCTGTTCCTTTTGTACTGGCCACGTTTGATCCACAAACATTATCGATATTATCAGATCGAGCGATGGAAGGGCTAGATTGCTGAGTTGTCGAAGATGCTGTATCGTGCTTTCCTTGAACCGAGCGATCGTGTCCTTGAGATGAGATATCACTTCGGACAGAGCTATTAGCGTCTCTACGCGTAATAGCTTTTCCTCTGTTCCTATCGGATGAAGCTTTTGTAGGGTCCGCTGTATCGTCTCGACGTCGGTTGCGAGGATTACGAGTTTGGCTTTGACCAGGAATAGCTCCGTTTGAGGGACTTGACGATCGTTGGTTCGAGTTGGGAGAAACGTTGGGAGAGGTTGCAGTTGGAGAGCTGCTTGTTGAAGGGCTAACATTTTCTGATAATCGATGGGATTTGTCATCAGATTGAACAATATTTGGGATGTTAGAGGGGGAAGAGGATCCATTTGGTGTCAAATTCAATTCAGCCGCCGGGGCAATAAGTTCTGCCTTGTTGATAATTACCTCCTGCGTTTTGTGTGGCTTCACAGGTGGGACAGCGCAGAAAGAGGGTAATTTTAAAAAGTCATCAAGTTCATGTTCGAGTTCTAACCAAGTTTTAAGGGCTGCTTGGTCATAATTTGGTACCATTTCATTTGCCATCTGTTCCATCCAGGGGCGATGGTCATTTGGAAATTGGACTCCAGAATCATACTGGGCCCACCAGGATGTGGCAAGTGCTGCTTGGTTTTGATAATTGAGCTCGAGTGGTCCTTTATTCTTCGGGTGAAGTTCCATGAAACGTGTGACGAAAGGGCCGATAATTGGGGTGTTTGCATCTGTAAGAAAATAAGCAAAAGCTTTAGCTTCCAACTTCTGTAGAGGAGTAATATTTGATGGCATGGCAACAGTTAAATGTAATTTGCTAGCTTGTCGGGCAATGTCACACATGCTGGTGGGATCACCAGTCCAGACATCAGGTCCATAGAATCTGGCCAAGAAATTGACACCGGCTTTTCCGACTGGGATAGGGTTAGTTTCAATTACCAATCCCCATTCAGTGCAGACTTTCTCCAACATTGTTGTGTCTGTGTCCGCAGATAGAGAATCATCTCCACCGAAAATGCCTGGCATCTGATATGCTTGTGTGGGTGACATGAATTTGCCGAACAATAGTGTTCTACGCCATGTTGCGAAGTTGATAAACTTATTAGTTAAACTGTTCATGATTGCGGTTTCTGGATGACCGGAGTTGCGCTCCTCTTCGGTCTCATATTTTATTCCATATTTGGTTACAGCTGTTTTGCCTGACATTGCTTTGAGAAGTTCTGTTAATTCTGCTGTATATTGGGGGTCAAATGCAGCTACCATTGTCTTACGCTCAAATTTCCGGATCAATTCATTAATTGTTCCATCATATCTGGCGAAGTCAGAGGCATCGACGTGTCTTTTCGCCTTGCTACATATGTCCACTACTTCGGCGGATATTTCTATTGGGGTCTTTCCGAAGGCATACCATTTTTCTTGTTTCATGAGTTCGGCAAAGGCATAAGTGTAACAGGACATGTCACGCTTAAATGCACCAGGTACAGTGCATATGTTCCTTGGATCCTTTAGATCCTGGTAAGGTTCTGCTTTCATAAAATTTTTTAGTAACGCATTGACATCCAATGGATCGTCAAGAAGAGATCGGTCCAGAATAGCTCGTTGCGTAGGTCGGTTTTGCTGTTCGTATACTGCCTCAATAGTCACAGGGTGTAAACTGTGTTTGCGGTCTTTAAGAAATTCCGCAATGAATTCGTCTATTAATTGTGTATGGAAATAAGTCCAGATTGGGGGATTCGCTTTTCGTTTCTCTCGTAATTTTAAAATACGGTTATTAACCATAACTTCTTCATTATTCCTGCATCTTTCTGGGACACAGGCACCTTCCAAGAGTGGCTGCATGTATGGTAACATAGCTGGCTTAGCGTCGATTTCGACGTCTCCTGAATGGTTGACGAACTGATATGTTGTGTAAGAATTTTCAAGTGAATATACCTTCGGTGCTTCATATTCTGTCTTGGAACGGTGATAGTCCACGAGCAAGATCGCTCCGGGTTTATCCACATCTTTGACAAGAGATTGCACTTGTGGGTATACAACCTCGTTTTTCTGTTGTAAGTTCATTGTTTTGATCGCTTCATCTAGTGCTACAGGAATGGTGGCGGACAAATACGTGTCTACTTTTCCAGTGCTTATAAGATGTCCTTGCTTTTTGTCTAAAACCTGTAGTCTGACGTATGGTCCACGCCGGACAACTGGGTTTAGGACTTCTAGCTTAGGAGCATCCAAAAACACCGATGCAAATATTGCGTAAATTCCACGAAATTTCTGTAATGGTGTGAGAAGAATTAATGTATGATCGCGATCAACTTGTCGTCGGTCAATGAGAAATGTTGCATATTGTAGTGGGATACCAAACCATTTTCGGGTGACAGACACAGCGTCAGCACCGTAATTCCACAAATGTTGTGTATATTCAGCTCCCCCAGTGACAGAATACTTTACTGCTCCGTTAACTTTGAAACAATAAGAGTATTCTTCTCCGGGCTGGGATGCATGTCCAGCTTTCGTAGGAGTGAATGTATATATGATGGTTGGTGAGTAGTTTGCACATAAAAATCGAGGCATGTCAACGTATTGGTCTACGTCGACCATCGACAGAAACTGGTTTGGTGGAGGTGTGAAATCTGAATAAGGACAATTGAGATCCTTTCCCCAGTAGAACGTGCGTGATCCTTCTCTATCCTTCTTGATGTCGCTTGCGCTGCGTTGGTAATAGTAAGCGGTTGTTCCGACGGTGTCGGCCAAGTCTTTCATGAAGGCGGAAGCATCTGATCGGCGCGCTGCTGAGTCAGGATGCGTATGATGTTTTGGTGATTTCCCACGTATTAATGGCAGTTCTGAGAATGTTGAGCGAAGTAACTTAGGATCCACGGGGTGGTTTGGTTTTATCATGCTTGATAGCAGTTCTTGATAAAAGAACCCTTCATCCAATCCATACCACAAAGATTTTAACTTGTGCAGTAAGTATCGGTACACTACGTACAATACGATTAGTGAACAGAAGATGAAGATAATGTTAAAACCAGTTGTATCACGGGGTTGGATGTTAAAGGCCCAATGGTATGCTCGACAGTACATAGATTGTTTAGTTGTGTACACAAACAATATGCGTGTGGCTGGCTCACAGGTTGTTAATGAGAGAACATAGTTTACGATACGAATCGCAATGTTATCTATGAACATGTTTAGAGTTTTACAGATGTCATTCACGAAGTTGATTGCTAATCCCCCCCAAATGGAAGGTTTCATCAATATGGCGACTGCGTTTGACAGTTGTAGATTAAGTTCTATTAGTGCGGTGACGAACCCGTGTGAATATATATTCACCATAGCTCGTATTACAGCAATCCAAACGATTGTTGGTACCGCGAGGAAAATCCAAATGGCGAAATGCATCTGGAGGAG